ATGAACCGTCCGAAACTTCTAAATCAGACAACGAAGACAAACGCAAGGAAATTGACGAAGTTGGTGGATTCTTGAAAGACAAGGGCTTGTCAGATGAGGATATCCGTTTTGTTATCGGCAAAATGGAAAAAGATGCGTACGCACCGTCGGAGGATTCTAAATCAGACAACGAAGACAAAGACGCAGACGACGATAAAAAAGAAGATAAGACGGCAGATAACGCGTGTAAATCGCATAACGCGGCCATGTCGTCTTTTGTGGCAAAGATTGCGAACGCCGTTGCCCGTCAGTCAGCAAAAAAAGACGCAGGTCTGAAACGCGCATACAATGCCGCATCAGAGGTTCTGGGCGAATTTAATCCGTTTGGAATGACTGAACGTGAAATGCTGGTTCGCGCCTTGAATCACGCCGGGGTTGATGTGGACAAAGAAACGGACGCGGAACTGTACGCAATGCTGAAGGTATGCAATACCACCGCCCGTGTGGATAACAGCTTTGACTATAACGCGTCAGGCAAAGACGAAGTTGAAATCAACATTTAACAAAGGAAAAAGAAATGGCTTTTCAAAATTCTATTTACACAACCCAGGGGTTGGGCAAACCGGGTACGATAGCGCGCCTAAATCCGTTGGAGGCAATCCCCGTTGTTGCCGAAGGCGATAATGTATTTGCGGGTGGCTTTGTATTTGTGGGTACTGACCCGGAAACACAGGTAATTGGCCCGTCTGCTGATACTGCGGCAAAAACTGCGGATGATGTAGCGGGTGTTGCGGTATTTGAAAAATATCAGATTGGTTTGACGTTTGATGCATCGCTGCAAATTCGCGCGGGTGAAACCCTGGCAAAGGTGCGCCGCGGATATGTATATGTCATGTCGACCACGGCGTCCGAATACGGTCAGAAAGTGTTTGTTAATCCGTCAACCGGCGAAATACAAACAGCGGCGGCTGCACCGGAAGGCTTTATAGACACCGGCTGGGTGGTGGAAACAGGCAATGCGGCAAAGCAGCCCTGTGAAATTCGTAAATAATAAAAGGATATTCATATGAAATTCAAAGTAAATAACGCTAAATCTATCGCACACGCCGATAATGGCGTGTTTTTTAATGCGTTAAAGGCAAAAGGTATCATCAGTGTATCCAATGCCACGGTTAGCCCGTTGGTGACAACCCCGAACATTAACCTGCCGTTGGGCGCATTGCAGTATATTCGCCCGGGCGCGATTGAGACATTGACCGCCCCGCGCATGTCCGACCGTTTGGCGCGTGCCGAAAAGAACGGTAAATGGGGCGATATGGTCGTCACGGTAAAACTGAAAGAATACACTGGTAAAACAAGCCCGGACGACGGTCTGTATTCTGACGGTCTGCAGGTAAAAACGAACTATACAACTGTCAACCGCGGTGTTTATTACTATCAGACCGGCTGGCTGGCGACTGATATGGAAGAGGCGACAGTCGGCGCAATGCAGGAAAACTATCGCGCAGACCAGGTAGAGGCGGCAATGCGCACGCTGGCAATCGACCGTAATAACTTCTTCTTTAATGGTATCGAGACTGCAAACGGCCAGACACCGATTTACGGCTTTATGAATGACCCAGAATTGGGCGCATATGCAACCGTTACGGCCGGCGATGCCGCGGAAAATCCGACATACTGGGTCAACAAGACGCCGGAACAGATTGCAAACGATGTCGTAACGGCTGTATCCCAGTTGATTGCCCAGTCCCAGGGTATTGTCGAAGATGAACTGGAAAATGGCAAGATTGTGATTGCTGTTGCAACTGGTTCTATCGGCCAGTTGGACCGCAACAACAGCTTTGGTAAGTCGGCCCGCGCAATGCTGAAAGAAACATATGGTGATAGGGTTGAATTTATCGCAGTTCCGCAATTGAACAATGCCGATAGTAATTCTGACGTGTTCTATGCAACGTTCCAGTTCACGTCCGGTCCGGCGACCTTCATCAACAGTTATGTTGAAATGGCAAAGGCGTACCCGGTATATGTGCGCGACAGCGTTGTATCCCAGAAAATCTCTGCGGCAACATCGGGCGCGATTGTACAGTTGCCGTGGGCGATTGTCCGCTATAACGGTATCGGTAAGACGGTAATACCGGCGCAGGTTTAATCGCACTTCGTGTCTATCAAAAGGGCCGTGTTCTTCGGCCCTTTTCTTATGAAACAAAGGAAATATAATGCCAACAATAATCAAGAAAGGTACCAATAATTCGGCGTTTCGTTTGAAAAACGGACGAACAATCGTTATCCGTACCGGCTTTGGCGGGGGCGATGACCTGAACATATTGACCGAACGTGATTTTGATGACCTGATGGCGGAATATGGGGCCTTTATAAAACCTCGTGTGCTGTCGGATTCAAATCCAAACGGCTGTTTATCATACATGACCGGCGCGAGTATGCGGCGGATATGTCGCGTGAAATTGGCGATGAAATCAAAGATAATTCGGCACCGATTGATCTGAAAACATATCGCAAGAAAAGCAAGAGAAAATAACATGGCGCGTGTCATAACCGTTGACCCGGTAATATTTAAGCAATGGTTTCCGGCATTTTCGGATATGACCGCGGAACAGATTGCCGCAGCTTATGCAGGTGCGGGGTCATATATCGCTACGGTTGAAGGGATAATCGGTCTTGATATCCAATCGCAAACGCGCGGCGTATATCTGGCGACGGCTCATAATCTGTATATGCAAACCAATCCATCCGCCGCATCGGGGCGCGTCACCAGTGCGTCGGAAATGGACGCATCGGTGTCATTCAATGTTCCGCAAACTAAAAATATGCTGGAATATTGGTTGTCGTTGTCACCGTATGGGCTGGAACTGTTGGCATTGCTGGCGACTGTCCTGCCGCCATTACCACATACTCCGCTAAACATTTGGCCGTATTATGGGGGTATCTGATGGCACAATCCGGGGTTAAAGTTGACGTCAAGCAGGTAGAGGCAATGTTAAAAGACTTTGCCAAAGGGCTGGATGGTAAATGTAAGGGGGCGCGCGCCGGCTACTTTGACGGCGATACCAATAACGAGGGTGTATCACTAGTAAAGATTGCACTCTGGAACGAATTTGGCACTGATAAAATCCCCTCGCGCCCATTTTTGCGTAATGCCCAAAACAAGTCAAATAAACGTGCCGGAAACTTAGTCAAAGCGCGATTGGACGAAGGTACCAATATAGATGACCTGTGTGCGGAATTGGCCGTTATGTTGACGGACGAAGTAAAAAAATCCATTCGTTCAGGTAATTGGGAACCTAATGCAGAAAGTACCATTCACAAAAAACACAGTTCCAAGCCTCTTATTGATACCGGTCAATTACTCGGCGGGGCACACGGTGCGGTAATTCTGAAAAGTGGCGAAGACGTTTTCTTGCCCAAGGAATAAATCAAATGGCGTTAAATCTTCACGAAATCGCAGGCAATGCCCTGACTGTTGTCAATGACTGGGTGGAAATGGTCTTTACGATGACCGATGTCCGCTGGGATATTAGCTCGCGGGACCCGATTAAAACAAAATCCACCATAACGCTGCGTGGTAAGATTCAGCCGGCGTCATCTCAGGATTTACACGAACTGGGCTTTAACCTGGCCGAATACGAATATTTTAAGGCGCACGTCACCGGTACGCCGACCCAGTTGGACCGATTGCGTCAGCGTGGCTGTGATACGTTTAAGTGTGGGGATTATGAATACAAAATTGTGGGCAAAATGCCGTGGGACGACGGTGGATGGCGCAAGTTCTTTGCATATCGCATGAAATACATGGGGGAGGGCACCGATGAAACAGAAAGTTCTGTATGATTATTTGCAAGCCCTGATGCCACCCTGCAATGGGTCAATCCTTATACCGACCGGTCCCCGCTACCCCCGGTCGGTACCAATTATGCGACATTTAACGTAATGCGCGTTGATAATCGGGGATGGTCGCAACAGCGTCCCACTGGGTATGACAAGTCAACCGGTCTTATTAGTATCGATTACGATGTTCAGCGTATATACAGCTTGCAATTAGATTTTTATGGCCCCGACGCGTTTGATAATGCAATCGAATTTCAGCAGACGTTGCAGGTCAATTTAGCGCATACATTCGGAGTTGCCGATTTAAAGGTAATGTCGGAAATACGCAATTTAACTTTCTTACAGGAAAACAAGGAATACATGCCGCGATACAACTTTGACGTGGATGTATTCGTGGTGGACACCATAACGCAAACGGCGCCCGGTATCGAGCGCGTTCAAATCAAAATTGTCAATCGTGGCAATAACAACCAAGAACCCAAGGATAACAAACAATGAGCTTACCTTTTAGCAAATTTGTGCCGATTTCGGCAAAAGTTCAGTCGCCGGCTTTTGCGATTGAAAAAAAACATATGTTGCTGGCGATGACAAGTCCCTTGATTGGAACAGACACGCCATATATTGAATTTTCTGGCGCATCTGCGTTAAATAATTTCCGCGCGATGTTCGGTACCAATCTGCCCGAATATCCGATTGTTCAGCGGTATTTCAGCTTTATTTCCAAGACCGGCAATGCCCCCGAAAAGCTGATTGTGGCACGTTGGTATAAAACCGCGGTTGCGCCGTTTATTATGGGAAATTCCCCCACAATGACCGTCGCGCAGTTAAAGGCGATAAACAATGGAACATTTACTCTGACTCTGGATGGTGTGACGCATGAAATAACGTCAAATTTGGCATCTGCAAATTCATATTCAGAAATGGCGGCCATAATTCAAACTGCTATTCAGTCAAATACGGATGATGCCGCATTTGCAACCGCAACAGTCGCATTTAATACGATAACCGGCGGATTTATAATCACGTCTGGTACAGCCGGGGCTGAGGCAACAGCAGCGGCCATTACGGCGGGCACAACCGGCACAGATATAGCGGACGGCCTGGGGTTGATAGGCGCGACAATATCACAGGGCGTAAATGCCGAAACTTTTGCGGAATTTTGTGACCGTATATTTAATGTCAACACATCCGGATATTCAATCACAACGGCTGAAACATTGAGTGTTGATGAAATTCAGGCGGCTGTTGCGTGGTTGCAGGGCTCCGTCGGCGGCCAGACAATTAACAGCGCTGTTCGTTTGGTGTTCAACATAACCGACAAGGCAACCGCCAAAACACTGCAGTCCACCCTGAAAGAGCTGTTGTATACCGGATATGTGGTTGATTATGACCCGAAAAATGAATTTGTTGCGGGTCTGTCGTGCGCTATTGCCGCAACCACAGATTACGAGGTCGCAAATGGCGCGGTCAATTTTAATTTCCAGCCGGCGATTGGATATACGCCGATTACGACCGTGGACAAAGTTGTTGATTACCAGGCGGGCCAGACGAACTTATCATTGGCCGAAGAACTGGATGCGCTTTGCATATCTTATGTTTATTCTGTCGGGTTTGGTTCTCAGCAACAGGTTTTGTACGGTATGGGGCTGATGCAGGGGGCGTATGGCACCGAAGACGTTCAGGTGAACGAGGCGGCACTGGAAAAAGACCTGCAAACGGCAGTTATAAACGGCTTTGTCGCGGTTAATAAGTTTGCCTTACAGGGGACTGCAGCAACTGGTGCAATCAGCACCCTGATTGATCCGACATTCAAGAAGTATCAGACTAACGGCACAATCGCATACGATGGAACGTTATCTGATACGGATAAAATCGCGGTATTTAATGCAACGGCTAATCCGGACGCAGCGGCGTCAATAGAGGCCAACGGTTATTACTATCAGGTGCAACCGCTAACAGCGGACGATATTGCCAAGCGTCAGGCGCGTGTTCTGGTGTGCTATCTGTCTGCCGGTGTTTTGAACGTATTGCGCATTACCAATAACATTTTCGGGGCCTAAGGAGGAATTAAATGGCTATTTCAACACGACAAGTAGGCTTTAAGAATATAGAACTGACGATGACGGCATTGCCGTTGTTGCCGTATCTACAGCTTGACGGATTTGCCGGCGACGGTATTCAGTGGGAAAGACCTCAGCCCGCGTCCACAAGACTTGGTGCGGATGGCAAGGGCGCGGTGAATTCACGCCCTGTGCTATATGCGGGT